AAACCCTAAAGTCTACAAAACTCCTGCTGATGTTGACGCTGATACTTCTGGTGATCTTAATGTTAAACTAAAAGCAGCATTAAAAGAATTGCCTGCATTGGGTATTAAAGGAATTATTCAAGGCGATTTCCTTTTCGGACCAGGTGATGTAAAGACACAAAAGATTAAAGGAAAGAAATATGTTACATTTCATCCAAATACTATCGTCTATGCGTTGCCAGCTGAGTCGGATGGAGCTCGCGATGTTAAGAAATCAAAAATTGGAATCGTGTGGCATACAGCCTATACGGGTGACTCCTTCGAGTCTCTCAAAGCTTCGTATGGAGTTGATGCCTCTAAGTTGCGACCAAGCCGAAATGTGTGGAGCCAAGACGCAACGCTTAGGGATATGACTCGTTATACTATGTCTAAAAAAGACACGGAGGAAGTTAATGGGTATTTGTCTCAAGCCGGAAAAATTTTCAATCAAATCAGTGGTACAACTCTTCGTCAGTTGGAAGCCAATGAAAAACTTGCTCAAATGGTGGAAACCTTCAATAACACCTTCGTCAGAAAAGGTGAGGTCGTGGGAAATACAACACAACATACAAATAACCTTATCAGATGGATCAACCAAAAATTTGACCGTGAACGAATGGCACGTAAATCGGCACGGGGACAAGCAGCAGTTGACCAAAGAAGAGAAGAAATCTTAAAGTTTTTTAGTCCTGCCAATAAAAAATCGCTAAAATTAATGTTCGATTTGCAAAAAGTTATCGTTTTGGCGAAATTAAAAATTATAAATATACTTAATAAACTAAACAATACGCAAACGTTTTTAAAAACAAAAAAAGGTTATCGTACAACAGGCCAAGAAGGTTACGTTGCAATAGATAAACTTGGTGGTGATGCGGTGAAAATAGTTGATAGGTTAGAATTTTCCTATGCCAACTTTTCACCAAACATTATAAAAGGATGGGATAAACCGGGGAGATAAAGATGCCAATAGGCTTTAAAGATTACATGTCCGTAGACAATAAACCGGGCGAAGATGATCAAATTAAATATAATGCTCAAAAGCGCAAACGTCAAGATGAAGCAACTATGGAAGGCATGTGTTGCAAAAATTGTGGCGATAAGTTTGGTCAACCAACAAAAGAAAATAATTGTCAATACGATGCGTATGATCCCAATGGTAAAAACTGGGTAAAAGAATATTCTGAAAAAACAGAGTGTCCAAAATGCAATGGTAAAGGTTGCGATCACTGTGATGGCGAAGGTTACCATGAAGCTCTCAATGTACAACAAAGATTAAAGCGTTCTCGTGCAATGAAGAAAGCGAAAGCTCGTATTGCAATGGGAAGACGTAGAGCTATGCGTAAAATGGCAGGTAAAGATAAACTTGTAAAACGTGCACGCAGAGCAGCCCGTACTGCAATCCTTAAGAAACTTACTCGTGATATTCCAAAGGGCGAATTAAATTTCGCACGTCGTCAGGAAATCGAAAAGCGTTTAGATAAAATGAAATCACGAATAGATAGATTGGCGACAAAGATGTTCCCAGCTATTCGTAAAGCAGAGGTTGCGAGGAAAAAAGGTTGAGTTTTAGTTCATTCAAGAACTTTTTAGTCGAAGAGGAAAAAACGGTCTACTTTACGTTTGGCCGCATGAATCCTCCTACGATTGGTCATGAGAAGTTATTAAACAGTCTTGCAATGAAGGCTGGAAAAAATCCATATAGAATTTTCTTATCACAGTCTGAGGACCCTAAAAAGAATCCACTTCCATATCAAATGAAAATTAAGAGTGCGAGAAAAATGTTTCCAAAACATGCTCGCATGATTATGCTTAATAAAAAGATTAAGAATGTGTTTGATATTGCAGTATCGTTATATAATGAAGGATTCAAAAACGTAGTAATGGTGGTAGGTTCAGATAGAGTTCGTGAATTTGATGTATTATTAAATAAGTACAATGGCAAAAAAGGTAAACACGGACTCTATAACTTTCAAAGAATAAACGTAGCATCAGCAGGAGCGAGAGATCCAGATGCTGACGATGTTTCAGGTATGTCAGCTTCAAAAATGAGAGCTGCAGCTTCATCAAATGATTTTACACAATTTTCTCAAGGTTTACCTAAAAATGTAGCTAATGCAGAAGCAAAGAAAATTTTCAATGCTGTTCGTAAAGGCATGGGATTAAAAGAAGAGAATGAATTTAAAAGACATGTTCAACTTGAGCCCGTATCAGAAATTAGAGAAAACTATGTTAACGGTATGCTCTACAACATCGGAGATACAGTTATCAACAAAGATACTGGAGAAATCTCAGAGATTAAAAGACTCGGAGCCAACTACGTTATCATCGAAGGTAGTGGCAATACATATCGCAAATGGTTAACAGATATTGAGCATCTTAAAGAAGAAATTCCGGTGGCTTCATTTTCTGTGGCAAAAGAAGGTCTTTCTGAAGGTGCAGCATATTATAAAGGTTTGTCAAAATCAACTTCAACCGCAAGAAAAGCTCATTTCAAAAAAGGAGCATCGATGGATGATGACAACCCAGCAGCATATAAGCCAGCGCCTGGAGATGCAAGAGCTAAAACAAAACCTTCGAAGCACACAAAAAGATTTAAGCAAATGTTTGGTGAACAAGACACCCAAGTTGACATTGCGAAAAAAAGAATTGATCGTGAGAAAGAATCAGATGCGAAAAGACATGATCGCATGATGGATCGAGCAAGAATGCGAGATGTTAAAAAAGTAAATAGGACAGCAAATCCATGATGAAATTTAAAGCGTATATTGCAGAAGATGCAACGGCAGCATTAAAGAAAAAAGCAGAGAAATCGGGTATGAAACTGAGTACTTTGCGTAAAGTATATAATCGAGGTGTTGCAGCTTGGAGAACTGGTCACCGACCAGGAACCACTCCTCAACAATGGGGAATGGCAAGAGTCAATGCGTTTGCTACAAAAGGAAAAGGCACATATGGTGGTGCCGATAAAGATTTAGCGGGGAAAGCATAATGCCATTAAAAGTATCAGACGGTATGGGTGCATGGATTGATGATTTTAAAAAATCAGATGCCCCGCAATTTAAAGATAAAGATGCAAAAGAACGTCGTGATATGGCGATTGCTGCTTATATGAAAGCGAAGAATGAATCAGTTGATGAAGCAATCGATATGTCAAAAGTCGGTACCAAAGCTACTATTATGCATCCTGTTACTCGCGTTTCGAAAAAAGTTGATAAGAAAGACGTGAAAAAACATGTTGATGCTGGTTGGTTACACATGGGCCCAAAACGCAATCGTGTAACAAAAGGACCATATAAAGTAAAAGAAAGTACAACTCCTACTAGAACTGCTAGCCAATTGGCAACAAGAGATACAAATAGAAGATTTGATAGAGCTAAAAAAGCTGCTAAAAAAGATGATAAAAATTCACAGTATCGTACATCCAAATCTGGTAATGTATTTATCGGATTAAAAAAAGAAGGTGTAGATGAAGTTCTTGATACACCAAAGGCAATGCAATCATATAAAGATAAAGCAAAGTATAGTAAAGATCGTGCCACAAATTCTGCAGTTGCAAATATTTTAAGAAAAACTGATCATTCAGCAGATCTTAAAACTCGGGCAAAACGTGTAAAAGGTTTGGGTATGGCAGATCGTAATGCTGTACGAAAGTTTCGTAAAACAAATGAATCTGTAGATCTTAATGAAGAGATGACATTTAGAGTTGATATCGAAGGATTACCAGCAATGTTTATGCAAGCTGCTGGACCAGGTGCATTAAAACAAGAACTTCGTAAGATCGTAAAACAGCCATCGATGATTCGAGACGTGAAGCGTGTAACTGATGCTGTAGTAAAAAGAACGTTTCGTTTGAAAGCTCAAGGACGAGACGATGATAGCGATGGCGAGATTGATGAACGTACAGATCAATGGTACGATGATCAACCAGAATGGGGCACAGACCTTTCAACTATCAGAGCACGAAAGAAAACTCCGGGGCAGTAAGATGAAATTTAAAGAATACAGAGCAGAAGAAATTGACGACTACTGTGAAGCATGTGATTTATATGAAGATTTAGAAATCACGGAAGCCGAGTATCAGGGTAAAAAAGTTACGTTAAATAACCCAACTCGTGGTGGTAGTAAGAAGTTTTATGTTTATGTTAAAAACGATAAAGGTAATGTCGTAAAGGTATCTTTTGGCGATCCGAATATGGAAATCAAGAGAGATGATCCAGCGAGACGTAAATCATTTAGAGCGCGTCATAACTGTGAGAATCCAGGACCAAAATGGAAAGCACGATATTGGTCTTGTTATCAATGGCGATCAGGAGCAAAGGTAGACAATTAATGGAAAATATGAAACTCCCAATAGCCCTAGTTATTGCAATGGTTCTTCAGATTTCTGGAGGAGTTTGGTGGGTTTCACAACAAGCAGCTACGATTCAATCGCTTGAAGCTACAGTATCTGAAATGAGTTCAAGAATGGCTATTGAAGATGCAGTTAATCTTCGTAGAGATGTAACAGAGCATGGAACAAATATTGATGAATTGTGGGAAGAAACAGAATATCTATGGGAATCAATGGATTCATTTGATCTTATGTTAAGAGAACAAATAAAAATAAAAGCCAGAATCTCTGTGATTGAAAAGCAATTCGAGTTTGTTGATAGAGATCACATGAAAATGATGGAAAACAAATGATAGATATTGCACAAAATTTTTGGAGAAAGTTTACTGAAGCTTGGATTCCATGTATGGCTTGTATGGTTCAAGGTAACTTAGCAGCATTGACTTGGTATCATGCAGGTATTGCAGCTAAGGTTGGTATTTTAACTGGTATTGCCTTTGTTATTACTACTTTGATTCGGCAATCCAATAATAAATGGTTAAACGCTGCATTGACTGGCATTTTAACTATGTTAGCAGATTGGACCATTCATCCAACTCATTTTAGTGAGTGGTGGGCTGAAGGTGCGATTACAGGTATGGGTGCTGCTTTATTGGCAGTTATAGTTAGTACTTATATTTGGAAAAAAGAAAAGTGAAACTGGAGCAACATATGGCAACGACAACAGAAGCTCGTTTAGAAAGAATCGAGGATAAACTTGATCAATTAACTGATGCAATGGTGTCATTGGCCCGTGCTGAAGAGAAGATAAATAATTTACAAGACGATCATAATAAACAATATGATCGTATTAATAAATTATCTGTAAAGATAGATCAAATTGAAAGAGTTTGTCTTGAAAATCAAAAGACCGTACAGGTCATACAGAAACTATTTTGGATTGCGGTTGTAGCGGCCGCCGGTGCAATTGGCACTAATATCTACATGTAAAGGGAAACAAATGAAAAGATTTAGCGAAATTTCAAAAGGATTAGCTGGTAGATATTTAAAAAAAGTGCCAGCATCCTCAGCAGATGCAGCAGATAAAGTTGCAAGATCTTCTGGAAAATACGGAGACAAAGATCAACAGAAAAAAGGTATTAAAAACTTTGTTAACAGAAACAAAGGCACGGCAATGGCAGTTGATAAGTTGACTGGTAAAGCAAAAGTACCTGCAAAAGAAGCAGTTGAAGAAGGTAAAGCATATGGACCAACTGGTGTAAGCTATTACGTACCATCAGGTCATAAGGATGAAGTAGATCCAAAAACTGGAAAGAAATATCCTGAAAGACAAAAACCTGATTATAAAGCTCCAACAAACGAAGATAATCAAAAACACATTGACAATTTAAAAGATGTGATTGCTCGCCATCAAAAAGCTCATGACCATCATCAACAAATGGGCAAAGAAGCAGATAATCGTGGCGATGCAGTGAAACATATGAATTCACAACAAACGCATGCTAAAGCATTGAAGCATGCGAAAGAAAAATTGGCCAAACTTCAAAATGAGGAAACAAATATGGAAGAGAAAACATTGTCCCAAAAGGACATTCAGAAGGGATTGGCCAAGGCGGCTCGTACAGCCAAACCTAAAGATCAAGTAACTTTACCAAAGGCACCTTGGGATAAAGAAAAGAAAAATGAAGCAGTAGAAAAAGAAGAGTTAAAAGGTGCACAACATAAACTCGACCATGACAAAGATGGTAAGATTACTGCAAATGACTTTAAAGGTCTTCGTAATAAGAAAAAAGAAAAACAAGAAACTGGCACTGTAAATCCAAAATTGGATGGTGGCAAATCAAAGGCAAGTGAAATGGAACAAAAAGAATCTACAATTCGTTCTCGTCTATTGTCTATCTTCGAAAAAGCGGATGCTCATACAAAAGGTGCTACACCTTCTGAGCCACATGGACAGTATGACTCTCCTGGTGGAAAGAAAATGAAACAAGATATGAAGGCTGATGGAAATCCAGAAGTAGGCATTAATGGTAAAGACGTAGAAGAACTTGGACATGATGATGCATCTAAAGCTGGTCGCGCTGGACCAAATGCAGCAAAACGTCCAAATGACGCAAAAGTTGGTGATAAACAAATCATCAATCGAGTTGCAGCAGCTTATAAGGAGATGAAGAGTGGCAATTAAACCTCCTAACCATGCTAAAGATGCTATTCCAACTGTTCGCGGTTGGGAGCATCCTCGTACAGGTGAGCTATTAATAGCTCGCAGACATACACAATCTCAAATCGATGAATATTTTGGTTTAACTCCATATGAATTCTCAGAGCCAGAAGCAGCTCCTGAACCAGTAGCTACTCTTTCTGATAATGCTCATGAAAATGATCCAGATTGGCATGAAGGATGTCATACTGAAGAAGAACCAGATGATTTAAATACTTTAAATAAAAAACAACTTGAAGAAGTTGGAAGAGATCATGGTATTGAACTAGATCGTCGTGAAAAGAAATCTACTCTAATCGAAAAACTAAGGGCAGTAATCTCTAAATAATATAATAAATAACATTATGCTCATATTTGAAAAACTCACAGAAGAGAATCTTTTTCTGTACGCCGCGAAACATTATAGTAATCCTCAGTTTTCTGACATAGAGGACTTTTATGATGATCTTAAAAGATACACTTATATTAAGAGATTGGTGAATCGCTATCTTGAAACAGGTGAGTTATCTGAAAGATTGATTATGAATCATTTGATTGTTGTATTTAATTCATTTGGAATAGAAGCGGCACTTGAGATATTAGAATTAAAATTAAATGAAAAGCACTGGCCAGTTATAAAACCATTTTTGATATTTTTAAATTATATTACAAATGATAAAATAACTGGCTTCGAACAGGATAAAAAAGTAATAGAAGCATTAAGGAAAATCTAATGGGAATAGTGAAGTCAGCCGCAGATTTGACCTATGCGTTTCGATTCGTTCGTATGCTTGTCATGAAGTGGGAAAATTGGGATGCTTATAAACAAGGCATCATCGATAAAGATGGTAAGCGCATTAAAAGTAAGAAAGTTGAAAGTCCTGAAGATATTGCTAGTTGGACTCCTTTCATTCGCCTCTGTGCTAACATTAAAAGGCTCTTATCAAAAATCCCCGGAGGTGGAACAAAACTTGGATCTTTTGCGGCCGCGCTCTATTTACTTAAAGAAAAATGCGAAATTTCCGAAAAAAAGTTAGAAAGTATTTTAAAAGAACATGACATTGATGTTACTGATTTTCTTAAAGAAAATACTGAATGGTTTGTTCTTGAAGATAAACAATTGGCGCCAGGCGTTTATAGAGTTCAGAATCATAAGATACTTAATAGCTCTTATGAAGAAGTAGTTAATCCACGAGATCAAATACGAATTGAAGAAGATTGTTATCCGGTTGGTGCAGTCTTTGGTATAGATATATACGAAGCAAAACACATAAGAACAAATCAAAAAATTTACTTATCAGCAAGTGAGTTAATTCGATGAATAAAAAAGATGTTAAAGAAGATGCACCAACTATGAATACTGGAGCTATTCCAGATCCTAAAGCTACGGCAATGGGACCTCGATATAAAACACAAACGGTGACTGATCGTCGTCGTAAAAAAGAAATGGTCTTATTAAAAAGATTTAGGAGATATGTGGAAGATGGGCAAATACAGAATAAACCATAATATAGCAGGACTTATTTTTCTTATTGTTGGTACTCTTTGGTGGTTAATACCAGCAATACAACATAGCCATCACGATCATATGGATCATGGAGTGACTGTTTTAGGTTTTACTGAAATGACTTGGATGTGGTACGTTATGGCAATTGTTCACTTCTTTATTAATGACGCTAGTGGTATTTGCGCTAGTTGTATGGAAAGATTAACAAGGCAAGATGATTAGACTTTATATTGCATTAGGTATTTTGTTATTTATGGGCTCTGCTACATATGGAGCTTACTATTATTATACTGATACTCAAGAAAGATTAGCAGTATTGCACGAAAATAATGCAAAACTTGAAACTGCAGCAAAAGCAAAAGATGCAATGATTGATGCCTTAGAATCAACTCAAGAAGAATTAGAAGCAATTAATAGTCAATTAGCTTTAGACTTACAATCAGCAACTGATTACACTGATGAGTTAAGGAAGAAACTTCAAGAACATGATCTTACAAGGTTAAGTTTACAAAAACCTGGAATGATTGAAAAGAGAGTAAATGATGGTACAAAAGATATTATTAGTGAGCTTGAGTCTATTACTTCTCAGTAGTTGTACAAAAGCACCAGAACCGACAATCATTACGGTTCCAGAAATTATAGAAAAAGACATTCCGATTGTCGAAAGACCAAAGGGGTTAAGTTTAACTTCTCCGTATTTTCATGTAGTAACAAGTGAAAACTTAGAAGAATTTATTGAAAAATTTAAAAAGTCAAATGGTAGTGAATTAGTATTTTATGCTATATCTGTTCGCGACTATGAAAACTTATCATTAAACTTAGCAGAACTCAGAAGATATATTGAACAACAACAGGCTATTATAGTCTATTATGAAACAGCAATTGAAGGAGATAATGATGTCATTCAAGACAGCTCAGATAATTAAAGAAGGCCTTGTAAAACATTACGAAGGTATCATTGGATTAGCCGAAGCCAATGTAAAAATTTATATGGAACAAAGTGTAGGTATTGGTGAGCATGCCGATATTCTTGAAGCAGTTGATGGTGAGTTAGAAAAGATCGCAGCGGCTCAAGATAAAATCGATATGTTAAAAAAATATTTTCCATAATAGCTCCCCAGGCTGGTTTACAAAACCGAAAATATGATATATAATACTACAAGTATTCCAAAATAATCAGTTACATACAAGAGGTATTAAGATGGCAACAGAACACGTTGACACTCGGAAGTTTCTTTCCGAGACAAAATTCTATGAAGGTTATTCCAGATTCGTTGACGGTGAAGATAGGTACGAAAGTTGGAACGAAGCAGTAGATCGTGTAATCGATATGCATGCAGAAAATTATAAAAATAATAGCAACGAACTTACTTCATATTTAGATGAAGCAAAACAAGCCTACAAAGAACAACGTGTACTTGCTGCTCAACGTTCATTACAATTTGGTGGAGAACAATTACTTAAACACCAAATGCGAATGTATAATTGTACCTCTTCTTATGCTGATCGTCCTGCGTTTTTTGGTGAATTATTTTATATTCTATTGTGTGGTGCTGGTGCTGGATTCTCAGTACAAAAACACCATGTTGCCAAACTACCTCAAATCCAAGGTCGTACAAAACAAGCAAAAGGTTATATTGTAGAAGACTCAATCGAAGGTTGGGCTTCTGCACTTGATGTATTAATGTCATCATATATGGTCGGTGGTGGTAAACATCCTGACTATGAAGGTCGTAGAGTATTCTTTGACCTATCACAAATTCGTCCAAAGGGTGCCAAAATCTCGGGTGGATTTAAAGCACCAGGACCAGAAGGTCTACGTCGTTCTCTCGATAAAGTAGAACACCTTCTCCAAGGTCGTGTAATCGACCAAAAAGATCCAGTAGATTTAAAACCAATTGACGTTTATGATATTGCTATGCATGCAGCTGATGCTGTATTGTCTGGTGGTGTACGTCGTTCTGCTACTATTTGTCTTTTCTCTCCTGATGATGAGGAAATGATGAGTGCTAAAACAGGTAATTGGTTTGTAGATAATCCACAGCGAGCAAGATCAAATAACTCAGCTGTAATTGTAAGAGATCAAGCTTCACCAGAACAATTCAACACTTTGATGGAAAAAGTAAAACAGTTCGGTGAACCAGGTTTTGTCTTTGTTGAATCAACAGAGCATACAACTAATCCATGTGTAGAAATCGGAATGTTCCCACAAATTGATGGTGAATCAGGATGGCAAGGTTGTAATCTTACTGAGATCAATGGAGGCATGTGTACTACCGAGGAAGACTTTTACAAGGCCTGCCGCGCGGCTGCTATCCTCGGTACTCTCCAAGCAGGGTACACCGAGTTTAAATTTCTCTCGGAAACTTCTAAGAAAATCTTCGATCGAGAAGCCCTGCTTGGAGTATCAATTACGGGATGGATGAATAATCCTGACATTTTGTTTGATGAGAAAGTTTTAGAGAAAGGCGCTAATATTGTCAAAGAAACCAATAGACAAGTTGCAGGAATTATCGGAATCAATCCAGCGGCTCGAACGACTTGTGTCAAACCAAGCGGTAATGCTTCAGTCCTTTTACAAACTGCTTCTGGTATTCATGCTGAGCATAGCTCTATGTATATTCGTAATGTCCAGATGAATAAAGAATCTGAAATTACTCAGGCTATTCAACGCACAAACCCATATATGGTTGAAGAATCAGTATGGTCAGCTGGTGGTACTGACGTAGTAGTTTCATTCCCTATTATTCCACATGAAGGTTCTTATCTAAAAGACGATTTACTTGGCGTGAATCATCTTAAACTTGTTGCAAAAGCTCAAAAACATTGGGTTGAAGCTGGTACTAATGAAGAACTTTGTGCAGATAAAGGTATTCGTCACAATGTATCAAATACTATTATTGTAGATGATTGGGATGAAGTAGAACAATTTGTATTTGAGAATCGCCATTCATTTGCTGGTATTTCTTTCTTGCCAATGTCAGGTGATAAAGACTTTAACCAAGCACCAAACACTGCTGTTATTACAGCACAAGAAATGGTAAAAAAATATGGTACAGGTGCAATCTTTGCTTCAGGTATGGTTGTTGATGCATTAAAAGTATTTTCTAATCTGTGGGATGCATGTTCAACAGCTCAAGGGTTCGGCTTAGATATTTCTTTGGAATCATCAGAAAATTCTGCACGTGCAGATTGGATACGTCGTTTCCAAAACTTTGCTGAAAACTATTGCGATGGAGATATTAAGCAAGCAGAACATTGTTTGAAAGATTCTTATTTGCTACATAAATGGAATAAAATCCAAGCAAATCTAAAACAAGTTGATTGGGCTTCTGATATTACCGAAAAGAAATATACAGATGTTGATACTATTGGCTCTGCAGCATGTCAGGGCGGGGCATGTGAGATCGACTTTTAATGGAAGATTATATTATCGAATGTGAAGAATGCGAAGAAACTTCTTATGCAGCTTCATATGTAAAACCAAAATATTGCCCGGCGTGTGGTCGCCGGGCAGAAGTAGAAAAGAGATCAATCGAAGTAGATTCTTGGATCGATGATGAAGGCGATTAATATATACATGTATGTGGTATTATGAACAAAAAGAATTCACCGAAACTCCAACTGACTTTACCGGGTTTGTCTACCTCATTACGGACTTGTCTAACGGACGCAAATACATCGGAAAGAAATTATTCACTCGATCTAAAATCTTACCTAAAAATTCGAAACGAGCACGTAGATCCAGACAAACCGTCGACTCTGACTGGAGAACGTATTGTGGATCTAATAAACAAGTCCAACAACTCGTCGAAGAACACGGATTAGATCGGTTTAAAAGAGAAATACTTCGTCTTTGTAAAACTAAAGGCGAGATGTCATATTACGAAGCAAAGGAACAATTTGACCGTGACGTATTATTTAGTGATGAATATTACAATGAATTCATAGGCTGTAAGATTCATGCAAAACATGTACGTAAGTCCATGCCGACAAGTTTGTAGATTAAATAAGGACGACATATGTGTTGGTTGCGGTAGAACTAAAAAAGAAATATCTGAATGGTCTACATATCATTATTATCAGCGTATGAAAATAATGGAAAGGTTAGGCTATGGTAAAAGACGCCCTAGACCACGACGTTTATATAATGATGTATAAAGGATTTGAAGATATTAGAGCTTCAACCGAAGATCGTAATGAATTTTGGAACAAATATAAAGATTTAAAAGAAGCTTGCAGATTAATGTGGGTTCAAAAAGGGCATTTGTCCGATGAGAATACTATGATGGAATCTGCTCCTGGTTATTTCAAAAGACAATGGGGTAATCACGAGAATGTAGTCCATGAAGAAGGATTTGATGAAGCTTTTTTAAAATGGTTGAAAGAAAACTATTTACAAGCTCGTTAAATTGTGGTAGAATATACCTAGACAATTGGAGAATACATTATGATTATTATGGATTTTAACGGTATTGCCGTTGGTTCTATTTTTGCGAATGGTAAATTAGAAGAAGGTATGGTTCGCCATATGGTGTTCAATACTATTCGTATGTACAAAACTAAATTTGAAAAAGAATATGGTGAAACGGTAATTGCATGTGATGGCGCTAATAATTGGCGTCGTAGTTGGTTCCCCCAATATAAAGCAAATCGCAGAAAAAGCCGTGAAAAATCTGATTTTGATTGGGATCGTGCATACGAAATCTTAAATGATTTGCGTACAGATATTAGAGAAAATTTTCCTTATAAGTTAGTACATATCGAAGGCTGTGAGGCTGATGATGTGATTGCTACACTTGTAGAACAAACACAAGAATTTGGCAAGAATGAAGAGGTTATGATCATTTCTGCTGATAAAGATTTTGTTCAGCTACAGACTTACGGCAATGTCCGTCAATTTTCTCCTCTTACAAAAAAGTTTGTAGCTGAACAAAACCCTAATCTTTTCCGTCAAACGCATATCTTTAAAGGTGACACAAGTGATGGTGTACCTAATGTATTGAGTGGAGATAATGTTTTTGTAGAAGGTCTACGTCAAACTCCTTTATCAAAGAAAAAAATAGAAGCTTTGATTGCAGATCCTAAATCTCTTGGAGAAGAAGTATACCGCAATATTAAGCGTAATGAAAAACTAATTGATTTACGAAATACTCCTTCAGATTTGAAAGAATCGATTATAAATAGTTTTGAAAACCAAGATCCATGGAAAAATAAAGGCAAAGTTTTTCCTTATATGGTTGGTAAACAAATGAATATGTTGCTTGAAAGCGTTGAGGAATTTTTATGAAACTAGTTTATGAAATTTTGGATGAAGTTAAAAAATCTAGAAAAAAAGAAGATAAAGTTCGTATCTTGAAAGAAAACGAATCTTGGGCACTAAAAGATATTATTAAAGGTTCAATGGACGAGAGCGTTCAATGGAATCTACCTGGTGGATCTCCTCCTTATAATCCATCAGAGGGGCATAATGCGCCCACATCCCTTTTCAGAGAACATAAAAAGTTTAAATACTTCGTGAAAGGGGTTCCTGCTAGTGATGGCATGAATCCTATTAAACGCGAAAGTCTTTTCATCGGTTTGATAGAAGGTATCCACCCAGAGGATGCTAAATTGGTTATTGCAATGATTAACAAAACCAAGCCCGCTGGACTTACGAAACCGCTTGTTGACGAAGCATTTCCAGGTTTGGTAAAATAGCGGCCAACAACAAAGGACACTGCTCATATGGAAGCTATTCAGCTAGAAAGATTACAACAAGACAAACAAAAACTTGATCTTTTTATTCAGAAGCTTAAAGACTCTAAACAATATGATCGACTCAAAAAGGTTATACAGAAAAAAGAGTATTTAGACTCAAGAATTGCTGAAGTAATTTCAAATTAACATATAAAAGGAGTGTACAACCTCGAGTATTTGTGGTAGAATATAACTACAATTGCTCGAGGTTTTTATATTATGAATATCTTTATACTTGACACAGATCCTATCAAGGCTGCTCAGCTTCAATGCGATAAACATATTAACAAAATGATTGTCGAATCTGCGCAGATGCTTTCAACAGCACATCGTATGCTTGATGG